TACCCGCATCTACATCATAGTAGAAGGTCAGAACTTCACCTGCGATACCCGCCAAGTGAGCCAAGGTATAGGTAAAGTGGTCCCCATCATTCACAAAGGACTGTCTTTGTGTGGCAGTGTAGCCTGACAGACCTTCATACCATATTGTAACATTGCCGGGTCCGACAATGGGCATTGGCGGTGTGCCATCAGCATTGAACCCAGCAATGATATCCCCACCCTTCGTTAGTTGCCACGGCATAGTAGCAGGGTCAATCGTGGTCAGGATGCCGGGGGCGGCACACTCACGCCACACGCCAGCCAGATTCGCTGAGCCAAGATTGTCATACGCATAATATGTCACATCAAACTTGTTGTCGGGATCGGGAGCGACTTCAACCACTTGCCCATTCATCGCGCGTGCTGGCAGGTTTTCGATGTTCTGGACTGTGCCCTTGACGACCACAATTCCACCATCATTCAAGCCGTCATTGGCCGAGATTTGGAAGTCGGCTCCGTCCTTCCGAGTGATGTAGATGGTAGATGCGCCTTCAGTCGTCCCGATGATGCCAAGCAGTGTGAAATAGAACTGCCCCCTCAGCGTTGCATTCTCTGTGAAGGCGACGAACAACTGTTGAGCCATCTGGTCCGTGGACAACTGTGCTCTCGACACGGGAGAGTTCGGCGTGGTGGCCTGGAACCCGACAGTGATGCCATTGAGAGTGACGTAATAGTTGGTACCATAGTCACCCAAGGCTACCGTGACAAGGGCCTCTGGTTGTGCGGTCGGCGTGAACTGACCGGCTAGGGGGTTCGGACTGATCGTCTGGTTGACGATGAACGTGGTATCTTGGACCTGTGCAAACCGGAACCCTGACTGCATGGCTGGCGGGCTAGTCGGCGCAAGAGTGAGATACGCCGAACCCTTGGGGGTCAGGACAGTATACGAAGCGCCTGTGATGCCATCAAAGACGTAGCAGCTACCTCCAGCCACTACGACGTGATACTTCGTTACCGAGTCCCGATTAACGGCGAAGATGTATGGATTGACCCACGTACCGCTGCCGAGCTTTGCGACATGCGTAGTTGGGGGACGTTTGATCTTCCCATAGACCATGCTGTCGAACACATTAAGCTGCGTCTGTGACTGACCAGTGGTACGAAGTTTGTCAGGCTGCTGACTCACACCATCGTAGATTGCCTGGACGGTTTGTGCGATGAGGGGCATTAGACCTTCGCTTCAGCGTAGGCTGGCGGCTCTCCACGGATGTCAATGTAGCCCACGTTCACAGCAGGACGCATACCCAGGGCACGCATCGCATTGCCAGTCCGCAAGAAGTTGAAGCTATCCAACTTTCCATACTTCCGCATGAGGCGGGCGTAGGACCATGCTTCATCAGTCTTGATGAAGCTAGCGATCTCCGATGAGTTTACGCTTCGCTCGACAAGTTGGCGGGCCGACTTGGCAACGACGTATAGTTGGGCTTCATAAGGGAGATCGACAAAGGGCATGAGCCACACAGGGTCGATGGCGAGGAAAGGGTAACTTCCGGCGTTCCACCCTTCGCGATTATGGCTTCTATCGTAAAAGACAAGCGGGTACACTCCGGCAGAGTTCCACACGATTGCCCGCCGCCATCCGATGTCAGTGTAGTTGACTCCAACCTGTTGCGGCGCTGACGTTGTTCGGTAAGCCATGAGGTTAGCTGGAATGGCGAAAACATTGAGTACCTCCACGGTACCGCCGAGGGTGGGCGTCCAGTTGATCTGCCCGATGGGCTGAAGCTGATACCCAATTTCAGAATTGAACTTCCACTGCATTGATAAGACTTCCGTCAACACGTCATTGAGGGTGGCAAGGGCCATTACACAGTCGGCCTGTGTCGCGGTGGCCGCAGATGCTACGGGGGCTTCACCTATAGCTCTCAGCAGATAGTTCAGTGCCGAAGTCTCGGTGAAATACCCACCAGTAATCAGGTTGCTCATTGGCCTCAAGGAGTGGGAGAAGAAAGTGTAGCTTGGTTTTTAGCCAGAACCAAGCGAAACTGGTACTAACACTTACGTGATGATCTCTACAGCACACTCGGGACGGAGGACACCATGCCCAACCGCATACCGAGCAACCATCAACGTACCCTGCCAACGGGTGCCGTACTCAGCTTCCATATTGAGTTCCATCAGCTTGACCGTTCCAACCGCCGCAGAGGTCGCGACGATAGCAATGGTTGAACTGAAGTTCCCCTGGTAGTTGGTCGGACCAGTGGTGACGTTCGTGGACGGAATGTTGTTGCTCCGTTCAATCGTCATGCCAAACAACTGCTTCAAGGTACCGTCTTGAATCGAGCCGCTTCCCGCGTTCTGGTTATAGAGCGTGGTGATGGCGCGCGAAGACGAGTTGATGAGGTTGTAGAAGTCAGCCGGGCGAACAGCAATGAACCGGCCCTCATCGGGAACATACTTCTGGTCAAGCGCAACAGCGGCGCTCGCAATCGCGGCAACAAGGTCATCCGCAAGGTACGAGGTCGTGTTGTTCAGGGTGATCTGCGATCCACCCGGAGCGCCCGTAACGAAAGCGGACGCACGCGCGGCCAAGCAGAACAACTGAGCGATCTGCTGGTCGTACACACGCGCCAGGGCCATACCCATTTCACGGGCAAGCGGCTGACGAATGTCAAACTGAGCCATCGCTTCGTCGAAGTTCGAGACGAAACGGTCTGCGATCAGGAGGTCATCCAACGCGATAAGAGCCTGCGCGAATGCCGTCTGGTCGCCCACGATCTCCGTACCCGGAGTGTGGTAGCGGGCCGAACCCTTCCACGAGACGATCCACTGAGCCTGTTTACCAAACTGAATCGTCTTCACATCGTTGTGCTTGATGAAGATATTTTTCTCCATGAAAGCCTGGAGAACTTCACCAGTGAAGAGAGTCAGGTAATCGGCACGGGTATCGCCAGATAAATTACTCTGCCCACCATACGTGACTACTGAGTCTGCCATATTATATTCAGCAGTTGAAGCGTGCTACGAGCGTGAATCCTCACGCGCCTCACTCAGCGAGGTTAGCCTTTCGGGCCTCAGAGATCGGTTGTGCTGTCGGCTGCATCCGTGGTCATAGCAAACACGGACGACTTGTACTAATGACTTAGAATACGAGACCCACCAATACTCAGCGGGCCTTTCTCTGGTCCTGAGGCTACTGCTGCCACAGCCGCAAGTGATCCTGCATTAACGAGACTCGGCACGCCAACGGCGGCGGGAGAGTTAATGGAGACCTGAGCGGGTATTGTAGAAACAGTCGTAACAGGGACCAGACCAACGGCCTGCAAAGCCGTGAGCTTCGCGATCAAGAGGTCACAGATCGCAAGGCTAGCTTTCGGATGTGCGGGGACATCATTCTTGTAAGCGAGTAGGCCCGCCATGTTGCCCGCGTTGTACGCGGTATACAGCGTATCCTCACGCTGGCTCTCGCGTCCCACAGCCGCAAGGCCGGGGAACACTTCGTCCAAGAAGGGCAGCAACGTACTAATTACGGTAGCGATTTCACCGACAACGCTGGCCGACAATGCAGCCTGACCCGCCGAAGCGAGCAAGGAATCAATGCCAGCAATAACCGAATTAACGGTCTGCGTGGGAGTCGGAACTGGAACTGGAAGCGGGAGGGGCTGCGGAACAGGGTTCATGTGGGGCCTCTGCTTGGGTTGGAAGTGCGGAAACTACAGCAGCAACGGCAGATGCAACTGGGATGACAACCCCATGTGCTGCCGCAACGGCCACGACTTTGAGTGCTTGCTGTTCTATCGTCTGTACATACCCTGCACGGGTGAGGTCGCCCTGCTCTGCCAGATGACCATGATCCGCTTGAATATCATTGAGCATACTGTTGAGCACTTTAGCAATCCACACGCTGGGCAGACCTGATGTGTGTGGATGTGTGTCAGATGCACGACGGACGCGAGAACTAATCGTCTCATCAAGGTGCCCGCCTGTAAGTACGTTGGCGAACATATCCAGGCCAAGCGCACAGCGTAGCAGGTATGCTTTTACCTTCTTCCACATTAGCGGCCCGCTCTCCCTGTCCGCTGCATGGCAGCAAACTGTAGGGCTCTCCGCTCCACGCTCCGAATGAACTGAGCATCTGTACCCGCCTTGTAGCGGGGGTCACTCAGCGCAGTCTGCAACTCGCCTTGCGAGAGGAACGGGCTCTCGGTAATCATACGCGCGGACTCAGCCCCACTCATTGAGAGTCGGGGATCATGGCCCACGGCATCAGCATAGGTGGCATTCATGCCCGCAAGGATCAGCCGTGCGCTCTTGTAGTCGAGCTTGGCAAGGGCAGCATTGTAAAGATCCCCGGTCTCCTTTTCATTTGCACCATACCATTGTAAAACCAGACCGAGGCGGTCCTTACCCCCCACGACCTGCTCTAGTGATGCGGTGTTGTTTGCGGCCCAAGCCATCTGCGCTTGAACGTACTGCTCCACTACCTCCTTCGTCACTCCGAGCTTGTCCAGGCGTGCCTGAGATGCCGGGGTCAGCTTGCCCCCGTTCTTGGCCCACTCCGCTGACATCGCTGGGAGGTCTAACGTTTGGGCCACGGTGTCTTGGACCCCAGGGATTGGGGCCGAGGGAGCCGGGGGCACAACGACCGAAGCGGTGGGCGGCACATCGGTACCCGTTAACGCGGCAGCCGCAACTGAAGTCAGGTTTTCCACCGTCGCGGGGGTAATTGGGATCTGTGGAGACGGGGGCGTTGCAGTCGTGGTAGCGGTTGTGGACGGAGCACCAGCCTTTAGGACCGCTAATTCTTGGGACAGCCGTGTAATCGTAGCATGTCCCTCCTTCTGGCTCGCCACTAGGGCCTGGGGTGTCAGAAACTCCTTCGGTAGCCATGCGTCCCTCTCGGCAGTGCCGAGGGCTGGAGGGGGAGGGGTCACACGTTGGACAGCGGCTTCGGTTGCTTTAACGGAAATCTTTGTGTTCCCGTGTCCGTCTTGGGTGATGGTTCTACTGGGGGTAGATGTGGCTGTGATGTCGGTCGGAATGGTTTCTGGCATTGTCCTTTGGGGAAAGGGTGCATGTTACAGGATTTCACTAAACTAGGATAACATTACTACATATGGCCCTTGGGTTTTCAGGCCCAAGGACCGCAGGTTACAGGTCAGAGCAAGTCTGGATGACAGTCTTGCAGTTGCCACAGACATACTTGCAGCGGCCTGCTGAAACAACAGCAGCCACTCCACACACTTCGCACACTTCGGGCATCTTTAGGTCGCCAGGGTGGGGGTGATAGAGGCTGACCGACTACCAATGGTAGCAGTCAGTGTGGTAGCCGAACCAGCAGAAGCACCCGTCAGAGTGACGGAACCATCAATGTTAGCCGAGATCGTGTAGTCTGTCGTGTTGTTCTGTGTCCAGACAATCGGGCCAACACCATAACGCCCCGGGGTCAACGCGTTTCCGTTGTTATCTGTCACGACCGCAGTAGCCACAACCGCTGTAATAGAGGTCAGGGTGGGTACGGTAATGACAATCTTCGCGACAACGGTATTGAAATCTGTACGTGAAACCGGAGAGTCAACGTTTGCAGGCCCCCAGAGTCCACCAGTAATCCAGTCTGTGACCGTGGTACCATCCCCATAGACCTGCGGTCCATAGGAGAGATCGGTACGCGCAAGCTGCGCTCCACCAGCCACGCCCAGGGCTGCCGTATTCAGGTACGTCCACCACGTTCCCGTACCGACGACGTTGTTGTTCGCGTCGGGAAGGTTGTTCGTCGTGGCGGCAATCGCCCGGTAAGGAACGACAGGTCCACGGCCAACCGCATTCCACAGCACGGTTGTCGGGAGGTTGTCGTCTGCCGCGCTTGAGTCAAACTGCAACTGATTGTTGATGCGCGGGTTCTGTCCAACAATCGTCTGCCCCGTCTTCACGTTGTACAGAACACCATTCAACGTAACATAGGCAAACGTCAGAGCAGTGGTGCCAGACACATAGGTCGTGTCGCTATTCCACGTCGGAGCATATAGCGGGGTCCACGAACCAACGCCCGTGCTGGTCCCGGTACCCGAGCCTGGGATCTTCCCGGTGCTACCTGCGGCACTGGAGATCCAGTACGTGTTGTTGTACACGACGATCTGGCCCGAGGTATACGCCGAGCCGACCAACCACGGGTTGGCGGTAACAGTCGTCGCCGTCCAGTCCGTTGAGTCAATGTCGGGGCGGTTAGTCGTAACCGTGGAAACGCAAACATAGGTCACGCCATCTTGCAGCACTAGCTGTCCGACTACATAGCTCGCGCCAGAGTTTGCACCCTTGTCGAACGTGGTGTTAACGAGATCCCAGTACACGCCCAAGTTCGCTGCAATGAGCGGGGAGTTCCCGACGTTGCTACCCTGCAAGGACATATAGACATTCATGTCCGTGCCAATAACAAAGGTACCTTCAGCATACGTGGTACCGGCCACATACAAATGGCCGATGTAGTACGTTGCATTGATCGAGACGTATCCAACCACCTTACCCTTGATGATGGCAGCCGAGGTCCACAGGGGGAGCAGGCCAGGATTCGAGAAGGCCGCGCCAAAGGCAGGACCAACCGCAGTCGGACCAACAAGACGCCATTTCGTCGGACTGGAAGCAGGCGTGTTCGCGTGGTTGCTTGCAACAATCGACTGATACAGTGGTTGCGTTCCCGCCGTCACTCCCGCAACGATGTCGCCCATCGCATATGTGGTGCCCGTCAGCCATAGCGGCACCGTACCGCTGTTCGCACCCGTTACCTGACCAGCATAGGTCACACGGGCAGGGTCAACAGGGGGCGGGGTGTACGAGGTTGAAGGATAGGACGCCGCAGCCAGTGTGGCGTAGTCATCCTGGGGAACAGGACCAACCACCGTAGCAACAGCGGTCGGAACGACGCCTGTGCCAGCACCCGGCGAAGCCACACCGTAGAATGTCTCAGCAGGCGTGGGGCCTGACTTGATGGGGGGCGGGGGATTCGGCGCCTTCTCGACGGCATTGTATAGGGGATACACAGCTTGCAGAGTCATATCAATAGCCTCCGAGCAAAGGATGAATTACAGGACGCTTCCATGACCGCTTACGCGGGCGTCAGCCCAGCAGGATGCTGGCTTAATGATCTACGCGGACGGTACCTGCACCACTGACCACGAAGGTCTCAACAGGAAATCCAGTGGTGGTGTCAACAGCCATTGTGAATGAGCCCCAGCTTTCTGTATCAGTGCCGGAGTTATTCACGGGCGGGACTGCATCCCCGCTTAGTGCGGTCCAGCCGCCCGTAGTCCCATGCACACACGGGTCCACTGGAGTCGTCTGGATCGAGGGGTTCGACGATCTTACGGCCATGTAGTTAGCTCCTAAACTGGGGGGAAGAGAGTGGGGGGAATGACTATGGTACCTGCCCCCGTAGTTGGGACACCGCCCGCTGTGCCTGCGGGATTCAAGGGCGGCTGTGTAGCAGCCGCAGGGCTCAGATTGATCTGTAGTCCGATGGGAGTTGGTTTCACCGCTGTACCTGCACCCTTCGGCCCTGTGATACCATAGTAGGTATCATTGGCTGGGACGATAGGACCAGGGG